CAGGCCAAGTTGATGAAAGTATTGCTGAGCAAATTCGCGTATATTGTTCACGTCCCGCTCATCGCAAGTGAATGGTACAATGTATTTCTTAATCATGGTGCAATGTTACAAATAAAAAACGAGATAAGATTATGTTACAGAAAGAATTTGAAGAGCGCATTGGTCGCGAGGTGACAACCGAAGAGTATGTTGAGGCTAACGCTATGTACATGGCAGCCGGTGAGATGGACAAGGATGAGTTTTGCCGTGAGTACACCCAATGGGGCGGCACTCGTCTGGTGAAGTGCCTGTTTGAGACAGCCTATCGTCTGAACAAGGCTTTGGAAGAGACGAAGCTGCTGCATAAGGAGGCTATGGAGATTGTGAGTGACGCTGCTGATGCGATGCTGGAGATTGAGGCTGACATCCTCAACGGCAAAACCGTTGAGCACACTCTGGAGCAGTTAGAGAAAAAGGCGTGGTGGCTGGTTGGTTCCAAGGAGGTTGTGCTTCGCAAGATCCGTATGGGCATGGCTCTGACAGAGAAAGACAAGAACTATATCAATGAACACTTAAAATAAGTAAGGATATGAAAAGAAGAATTGTGATGGATCGTGGCAGTGTCGTGGAGTTGGCTTCGACTATGAACTGCACCCGTGAAATGGTAAGCAAGGCACTGAACTTCAAGAAGGACAGTATGCTTGCGCGTAAGATTCGCTATGTTGCCAAGGAGCAGTATGGCGGCATTGAGATTGGTAACGTAAGATAACAGCCGCTATGTCATAGCGACAAACTTAACAAGAAGACTTATGACTATGAAGATAATGAAAGCAGCCGTTAGGTTTTTGATAGCCTTTGTGATGGGCCTCATCTATATGTGGTTCCTGTTGAGCTTCAAGTGGAGTCTTGACGATATGTCAACGATAGAAAAGGTGGTGGGCATCGTTTACGCAATCGTGATGGTGCCAGGTTACTTCAAACTGACAGAGGTGATGAGGTTGCGTTGACAAAGCAACATACAGAACACGGAACAACGGAGTGAGCAACTATGGAGTATTACAATAAGACATTGTGCGTAACCTTCAAGGAACTAACAGAGGGCGGTATCATAACCGGCCCAACACTTCTGAAGAACGTCCAGCGAGGCAACATCCAGAGTGCCAATCGTGGTGGTGGTGAAGGTTCAAAGGCTCTATATGTTTATGCGTCGCTCCCTATGAAGTACAGAATGATGTTTGAAGCTAAGTATGGCAAACCCGCAGACGTGTTGAAGGCTCAGGAGTTGAAGGAATGGGTGAAGGAAGATGACCAGGCCCGTGCTTTTTACGAGGCGTTTGAGTATGATTTGAACGGTGTTCAAACGCGACTGAGCCAGAAGTTAATAGATGAGTACACACAGAACGCCAGCGTGCTGCGCCTGCTATGGGAGCGCATGAATGAGTTGACAGCCACGACACACGCCCTTGGCGGTGGCAGACGCGGCGACCTGTGGGACATCGTCTTCACCCAGAGCGAGAAACTGCGCGAGGTGACAGGCCACACGCTGCCTAAGAACCTGGCACGCCTGAAAGAGAAGATGAGCCAGTTCTTCGGCAAGCGAAGCGGCAGAGCCGAGCGCAAGAATCCGGACTACCAGTCGCTGATCAGCGGCAAGGTGGGCAACAGCAACACCCTGAAACTGACAGCCGAGGCACAGCAGCGTCTTATTGCCCTGAAGAGGCGCAAGGTTCCTGTCTATACCGACAGTCAGATCTTTGCCACCTTCAACCAAGAGTGCGAGGCTAAGGGCTGGAAGCCATTGAAGAGCGTGAGAAGCCTGAAGACTTGGCTGGAGCGTGCCGACATTGAACCATTGTGGCATGATGCCGTATATGGCGAGATGAGCGCCCACCAGAAGTTTGACCGCAGGCACAAGACTCAGTTGCCGACGATGCGTGATGCCCTCTGGTATGGTGACGGTACGAAGCTGAACCTGTACTACAGGGATGAGGACGGCAAGGTAAGGACTACGAGCGTGTATGAGGTGATAGATGCAGCAACAGAGGTGTTCCTTGGCTTCTGCATCAGCGACACTGAGGACTACGAAGCGCAATACATGGCCTACAGGATGGCCATTCAGGTGAGCGGCCACAAGCCCTACGAGATTGTGCATGACAACCAGGGCGGCCACAAGAAAGCGAACAGCAGCGGCATGTTGGATAAGATATGCCACATCCACAGAACCACAGCCCCGTACAACGGTGCCTCAAAGACCATTGAGAGCGTTTTCGGCAGGTTCCAGCAGCAGGTGCTTCATAAGGACTGGCGCTTTACCGGTCAGAACATCACAGCCAAGAAAGACAGCAGCCGTCCGAACATGGAGTTTATTGAGGCAAACAAGGATAAGCTCTACACCTACGACGAACTGAAAGCAGCCTATCTGAAAGCCCGTACCGAGTGGAACGAGATGGCAAGACCCTGCGATGATTCGCAGGGAGTGGTGGCAAAGAGCCGTTGGCAGATGTACCAGGAGAGCGAGAACCCAGAAACGCCTGTAGTGACCACAAGCAACATGATTGATATGTTCTGGGTACAGTGCGACCGCATGAGCACCTTCACCAGCAGCGGCATAGAGATTACCGTGAAGGGCAAGAAGCGTGTGTATGAGGTGATGACGGAAGCCGGTGTTCCAGATATAGAGTGGCGTAGGAAACACACCTACGAGCGCTTTGTGGTGAAGTATGATCCATACGACTTTGGCAGCATACGCCTGTATAGGAAAGACAAGGCAGGCGAGTTGCGCTTTGAGCGCGTGGCAGAGCCTTACATCGTCATCCATCGTGCCATTCAGGAACAGGCTGAGGGTGAGGCCACCTTCATCAGACAGCAGCAGGCAGCAGCTGAGGAAAGCCGTATTGAGCGCCAGGTTGCAGCCAGACAGATTGAGTATGCCGAAGGTGTTGCCCCTGAGCAGAACGGCCTTGTATCGCCTGACTTGAAGGGAGTGCGCAAGGATGTTCAACGGCAGATAGACCGACGGCTGAGAAAGTACGGCAAGGAGCCTGAGGAACTGAGCCTTGGCAGGGTGACAAAGAAGGTGAGCAAGATGGACTGGAGCGAGGTAGATGGAGCCATCACCGTAGATATGAAGAAAGTGGCAGGGAAGCTATAAAACCTCGCGGAAAACCGCGAGGCACAGTGGCTACAATAAACGAAGCATATAAACTGAATTTTTACAAGCATAAGAGACTATGGAACAGAAACAAAAAGAATTGATTGCACAGCGCCTGAAGGCGTATGTGGCAAAGTACCCCAGCCAGAACAAGGCCGTGGGCAGTTTGAAAGGAACGAGTGCCGGCACGGTGAGCTGCATCATGAACGGCCGGTGGGAGAACATCAGCGAAGAGATGTGGAAGAAAGTGGGTGACCAGGTTGGCGCGTTAGGCATCGAAGACGGCTGGCAGATTGTCGAGACCGGAGCCTATCAGGAAATCAACTATGCTCTGAACGATGCCCAGCAGTGGAAAAACGTGACGTGGATAGTAGGTGAAGCCGGTTGCGGAAAGACCACGACTGCCAAGCTCTACGCGGAAGAGCACAAGGAAGTATTCTACCTGCAATGCTCTGAGGACCTGCACAAGGGCGAGTTTGTGAGAGAGATTGCCCGTCTGGTAGGCATCCGCACTGAGGGTTACACCGTTAGGGGCTTGTGGACTGCCATCCTTGACAACCTCATTCAGATGGATGCCCCTCTGCTTATCTTCGACGAAGCCGACAAGCTGACGGAAAGCGTTTTCCACTACTTCATCAGCCTGTACAACAAACTGGAAGACAAGTGCGGTGTGGTGTTCATGAGCACGGACTACATCATCAAGCGCATTGAGAAGGGCCTGCGCTGGCAGCGTCCAGGCTACAAGGAGTTCTACAGCCGTATCGGCAGGAAATACTTCGAGCTGGAAGACACAACGGCCAACGATGTCTATGCCATCTGTACGGCCAACGGTCTGCGCGACCGTCAGGACATCGACGAAGTGATCAGAGACGCAGAGGCCTGTGACTTTGACCTTCGCAGAGTGAAGAAAAGCATCCATAGGGTAAAACGGTCGAGAACGCTCGACACCGACTTTTCTAAAAGCTAAAAGCCATGAGAGCATTGACAGTGAAAGAGATACTGAACAAGAAGCGTCAGACCTTCCCCTTTGAAGGGGAATGGGCTGATGCCTTCGGTCAGCCGGAGCGCACAGGCATTTGGTTCGTCTGGGGCCGCTCAGGCAACGGCAAGACCTCGTTTGTGATGCAACTGATAGCAGAGCTTTGCAAGTATGACCGTGTTGCCTTTGACAGTATGGAAGAGGGTGACAGTCTATCGATGCGGCAGAAACTGGTTCGTCATGGTCTTGGCAAGGTTGGCAGCCACTTTCATCTGTTGAATGCCGAGCCAATGAGTGAATTGAAAGAGCGTCTTGCCCGCCGCAAGAGCTATAACATCATCGTAATAGACTCTTTCCAGTACACGCAAATGAGCTACCGAGACTACATCCAGTTCAAGGAGCAGAACAGAGACAAGCTAATCATCTTCATCAGCCATGCCAAGGGTAATGCCCCCAGAGGCAGTGCGGCAGAAGGTGTGATGTATGATGCCACCTTGAAGATATGGGTGGAAGGCTTCAAGGCATTCTCGAAGGGCAGGTTTATTGGTCCTACGGGAGAGTTCACCATCTGGGATGAAGGAGCGGAAAGGTATTGGGGAGAGAAATAAACAAGTGAGATTATGAAACGTAACAACAGTTCTTTTGTGGCTATTGCCACTATCAAATTCAAGGCGCCCAAAGATTATCGGCCAAGTACATTAACCTTTCGGAAATGCTTCGTGTGTGTGAAACGTGACGATGCTGCTGTAGAAAGAGAGGCATCAAATACAGCAGAAGATTGGAAACGTAAACTGGCAGAAGCCAATCACGGCATAGAGTGTTCCTATTCAATCAAAATAGAGACCATCAGCGTTGCTGGCGTTGACATTATTGGCCTTGATGGTAATATCATAAGAGGGTAAGATTATGAAATACAAAATTCAACGAACAGATTATGCAAAACTAACACAAGGACTACTTAGGCTTTGTTGTATGATACCAAGTTATTTCTACCAGCCTGCTGAACGCGAGATATGTCTGAGGCTTTTAGAGGAAATACACCGTGAAACTTTAGACACCAAATTCCTACGTAGGAATAATTGGGAGCCCCTGTTTACTGCATACAACATCAAAAAAAACGATGAACAGATTTTTATTGAGAGTCTAAACGGAAAAGCCTATTTAGAATTATTACTGTCCGCTAAACCTTGATTTTCTTGCGCACGTATGCGCATGAAGAAAAATCAGGCTGACTCTCGCACGAGAATCAGCCCTTTTGGCTATC